TTTTACTGTTTTTAAAACTTTTATTAACATAATTTTAAATATTTAGTTTAGTATAAGAGGGGTGTAAAAACCCCCCTTATATAAAAAATTAATTAACTGGGTTTTCTAAAGCATTACCAAGGATAACATCAATAGTAGTAGTTAAACCAGAAGTTACAAAAGTTGAAACAAGAGAAGCTTTTACAAATCTTTTATTTCCTATGTAACCTAAAGGTGTTGAAACAGAATGAGCAGCTGACAAAGCAGATTCACTTTCAAGACCTATAAGATCATCATCGCTTACTGATCCACTGTAAGAACCAGAAATATCGGTTTCTTGAATAAGTGGAGTTACTGTTCCGTCTGTTCTTGCACCAGTTTTTACAACAAAGGTAACTGAATTATAACCTTTTGTGTCAATTTCAATACCAGCTGTTGTAGTATTTGTTGTAATTGTTTGAATATTAAGTCCATTTAGAACTTTTATATCATGTTTTAAATCTCTAATAGCCATAGATTTTATTTATTAAATTATTAATTATATTGCAATTTTAAGTTTTTTTAGACCTTCGGTTAGTATAACTCCACCACCTGTTCTTTTATAAACTAAAAAGCGTCTTTTGCCTACTATTGCTTGAGTGTATGGATCTTCTAAAAACTCAATATTACTATTATCAACAATAGCATAACATTTGCGATAATCGCCAACAATTACAGGAGTAGTTCCAGCAGCAACGTCAGGCATATCATTTGCAATAAAATAAGGCAAACCTGCTATAGTGTTAGGCAAAGTTGCTGCGAAATTTTGTTGAAGGACATATTGACCTTGCCCATCTTTTAAAGTTCTAATATATTTATGTAATGTTCTACGATTAAACATGAAAGCTAGATTATATCCGTCTTTAATTTCGCCTTGAATTTCATATAATGAATCGCCTACTATTATTGTTGCACTGCCAGAGTTTACTTCACCTATATTTGGATGAGTTAAAAGACCTTGAGGCTCTGAAACTCCATTTCCTAAAATGAATTTTTGACCTTCAATTTGTGCAAAGCTTTCAGAAATATCAGCAGATATTTCGGTTCTCATGTTATATGCTGAATCTCTAAGTAATTCCACAGAAATATCAGTATATGTATAAAGTTTATGGGCAGGGATTGTAACTTCTCCATAGATTGAATTTGATTGGCTAGCCGCTTGCCCTTCACCTATAAAACCACCAGTTACTAAACCTATTCTTTTTGAAAGTTTAACTTCTTTATTAGCTGTTGAAATTACTCTTGCAACAGAACGAACAGGTGAAACTTCTGTAATATTCTTAATAATTTCATTAAGATATTCTGATGGTGCTAAATAACCGCCATTTTCATTGCTATTTTCACGTAAGAATTTACGCTCCTCAACATGTTGCATTTTTAAAGTGCCTTCTTTGATAAGCTTTTCAAATGATTTTAACTCTTGCGTTTTAGCTTCTTTAGCTTCTCCGCTCAATCCTCTTTTAAGATCAGCTTCTATTGAGTTAAGTCTGTTCTCTAATTCTTCGGCCTTATTAGCTTTTTCTTGAATTTCTTTTAGTTTTGCTTGGTTTTTAGTTTCTTGAGCGTCTAAAAGATTATTGATTTTTTCTTCCATCTCTTTAGAAACACCAGCACGGAGAGCGTTTAAAGCTTCCATATGTTTTTGTTCAAAATCTGACATATTATTTTATTTTTAAATTATTAATGAAATTATTAAGATCTGTGATGATTTTTTGTTTTGTGTCAACATCTCGTTGACTATCTTCGCCAGCGTCTCGCTTGCTTGAAAATTCTTTTACTTTGCTTATTAATGTTTTAGCTTCGTTATTTGAGAAACCATAAGCTTTTAATGTTTGTTCTATATCTTTTAAACTCTCAAAAGATTTTGTTAATGGACTAATAATTGAATCATCTTCAAATTCTTCTGACATTCTTTTATAAAGCTGATTAATAACTGGTTTAATGCGGTTTTTATCATTATCTGAAATATCAACACCACCTCTTGCACCATTTAATATACCAGCAATTGCAAATACTGCTCTTGGTATGATATAAGGCTCTCCATTAATAATATCAGCATAAAGTAACTTATAAGAACCAAATAAATCTGGATTTTGTCCATCAAAATACATAAAGTATTTGCGATAATCTTCACTCGGTGCTTCAATTGAATTTGTATACTGTCTTATTCTTTGTTCTGCTTGTGTTCCGTCCCAGTTTCTATCTCTTGGAGCTAATGAAAGTTTTGTCGTGCCAGCAAATGATTTAAAACTATCTACTAAAGCTCGTGAATTCATTGCTTTTGTAACCAGTGAAACTTCAATTAAATCAATTTCTTTTAAAATCCTAACCCCATCTTTTGACATATCAAAATTTTTAGTTCTAAAGCCAATTGACATTTCTTTAATTGATCCAACTTTCATCTGCGGAATAATACGACCAGAAACTAAAGTATCATCTTTTGGTAATTTGCCTTTAATAACTAAACCTTTATCATTTTCATATAATTCATAAGAAACTCCAATGGGCTCACTCATCTGATGTTGCCATAAAATAGGCACTTGTGAATTTTTTGCTAATGAATCAGCAAAAGCACCTTTAACAACAACATCGTCACCATAATCAATATTATTGAAGGTTGATGCGTAGCCTTCAAATGTAAAAAAATTATTTTCTTCGTCAGTTGCTTTAACTTCAAATGGAAATGTTTTTATTTCTTTTTTCATTAGAAAAAATTATGTTGCCTTATAAAAAATTGAGTATTATAAATAACATTAAAAAATTTTAGTGTTAATTAGGTAAAATCCCTACTTGTCTAATCTTATCTAAAAAATAAAAAGAATGCTTCTGTCAGATCAACAACCAATTGACCTTAATATTAAATTTAAAGGTTCTTATGAATTACTGTGTTGGATTTTAAAGAAATATAAAAACGAGTTACCTTATAATGGATATATAGGGCATTTTGCGACTGCTAATAATTATTATTTTACTTGCTCTAAAGAGTGGAAAAGATATGGAGTAAATTACAAAGTTTGGAATCTTTTACATAAAGATTTAACAATTGCCTACTTGATGAATAAAATTGAAATTGCAAATTTAAACGAGCTTCAAAAAATTTATAATAACAATATTAATAATATAAAATTACATGACAGTATTAATAGCACAAAACACCAAAGATAAAATTATTCTAGGAGCAGACACAGGTTGTTTTTATGGCAATAGTGGTTCTAAAATTCACTTAGATAATCACAAAAATCGCTTAAAAATTATGCAAGTTAATGATATTGTATATGCAGGAACTGGCTTAGTTAGTGAGATTATTAATTTTGGTTTATTTTGCCAGACTAGAAAACCTGAAAGAAATGACCAATTAGGAATACAAAGATTTTTTATTGATTTTGGCAAATGGCTAAAAGATCAGAATATTGAGTTTAATGGTAAAGTTAATAATCATTATTTTCTTGTTTTTGAGAAAAAATTATTTCACTTTGAAGACGGTGCAGTTGATGAAATTTTGGAAGATGATTTTGCAACTGCTGGGGCTGGGCATAGAGAGGCTTATATGGCAATGTATTTAGGTAAGTCAGTTGAAGAGTCAATAAATCTTACAATTGAAATGAATGTATGGGCAAGTGGTAAAGCTCAGATTGTTGAGATTGAAAAGAATTAAGGTTTTAATGGAGTGTTGCCACCACTTATTGATTCATAGCTAACTTATTAATCTCTGTATTTTTCCCAGATATTTGTTGCCCAAGTTCTGCCAGCATACACTTCAAATTAAAGCTTGAAATAATTAAATTACTTATTAGAATTAATAACAAGTTATTAACAACTAATTTTAATTTTTATGCCTTCGCTAATAGATAAAACTGGCCAGAAATACAATAGGCTTACCTTTATAAAATACTTAGGAAACAGAAAGTGGCTTTTAAAATGTGATTGTGGAAATAATGTAATTCAAAATTCATCTGTAGTAGTCAGAGAAAAAACAAAATCCTGTGGTTGTTATAATTTAGAGCAAGTAACAAAAAGAGCAAAATTAATAAACTTTATTGATATAACTGGGCAAACCTTTAATAGACTAACTGCAATTGAGTATATTGACAAGTCTAAATGGCTTTTTCAATGCATTTGTGGAGTAAAAAAGCCAATAAATAGCAATGCTGTCAGACAAAGTAAAATAAAATCATGCGGTTGCTATAATGTCGAATTATGTTTAAAAGATAGAGTTCCAGTTATGATTAAATCAATAACTAAACATGGCAATATCAAGCATACAAAGAAAAGCAATGCTTATTTATCTTGGGGAGCTATGAAGCAAAGATGTTTAAACAAAAAGCACAAAAGATATTATGATTGGGGAGGCAGAGGAATTAAAATTTGTGATAGGTGGATAAATTCTTTTGAAAATTTTTTGGAAGATATGGGAGAAAGACCAAAAGGAATGACTTTAGATAGAATTGATAACAACGGAAATTACGAACCTTCCAATTGTCGCTGGGCTACATTAGAACAACAGGCTTCTAATAAGCGTTAATATGTATAATCAGCGATGCATCTGCAATTACAAGATTCTTCTGGAGGTAAATTTTCTGCTCTTGGATATTGAGCTCGATAATCGCCAATAATAAAATCATCTTTAATATCAACTTGCTGCCCATCTGCGGCGACATGAGTAGGGCGAGTTTTTTGATCCAAAATTGCAAATAATGTTTTTCTAACATTAATTTTTCTGCCTTCAACCTCTAATTCAGAATCATCAATTAATTCTGCCTCTTCTTGTCTTGTCCAACTTTCTGTTAAGCCTATTACCTGAGAAACTATTAATTCACTTCTTGCTTCGCTTTTATCAAGTAAGTTTACTTTAATATTTTTAGCAATAATTGCCCACTCAAACATTGCTTTCTGATAATTAAATTTTTGCTCTTCTTGTGATATTGCTAAAAATATTTCTTTTGTGTTTGTTTCTGTGATATATTTTGCCTGTGTTTCGCTTTCATTAGCAATAAAAAAAGTGGTTGATTCTCTTAATTGATCATTGATATTTTTTAGTTTATCTTTAACAAATGGATCAGTGATTTCTTTTATTTCTAAATCTATTCCAAAATTTAAGCCTTTACTTTGTAAATCTTCTCTTAAACTAAATCCAAATTCTTTTGTAGTTTTTCGCATCATATCCCTAATTTCTTTTAGAAACTCAGGATAATAATTATTTGCTAATTCTTGGGTATTTATATTACCGTTTTTACGATAAATATTCTCTGCATCTTTTGCCATGTTTCTAAATATACGCTTAACATTAGGTAAAGCGTTTGCTTCTAGCTTTCTTTTACGAACATCAATTTCCATAAAATTCTTTTGCTTTTAGTTGGATATATTCATCTGTATAAAATTTTGATCCATCGTGCTTTAATTGTTTTTGCATAATTCTTATAAACTCTTTTTTAGCGGGTTCATTTCTATTATCTTCTATATAAGCATCTTGACCTACTGCTATTTGATTGCTTGGTTTATAAATAGTATCGCCATTAGTAATTGCTTCATATCCTAGTAAGGCTCTTACTTCATTATCTGTTAATACTCCAAGTTGTGAAGCCATTCTACTATTTTCAAATTTCCTTGCTTGTAGTGCCTCAATATTTGATTCATCAAAATATAATTCTAAATTATCAGCATCTTTATAGCGTGAAAGTAATTTTACTGAGAGAAATTTTAAAATTCTTTTAAAAATAGGCAATACAGCATTATCATAGAAAATATAAGTTGAAGCGTTTAAATTAGAAAATGTCATATTGTCAGAATTAACCAATGGCAATGGTATCTTAACCGCTTTATAAATTGATTGTTCAACAATGTTTTTTAAATTTCCAAAATCCATATCTTTTGTTGATTCAGATAATGATTGCCAAGCAAAATCTCCACCCAAAAAAGGTATTTCACCAGCATTTTTTGCACCAGATAATTTTGATTTAATTGTTTCTTTGATTGTGTCAGCTTGCTCTTTGCTTAATGTATTTGATCCTTTATAAGTTAGTAGTCCACTTGGTCGTCCACCATTTTTAAGTAGTGAGATATTATGTATTGAAGCTAGAACATATTGATCAATTTCTAGTCCACAACCAGCAAATGATGATACACCTATTAAATTTGTAGATGAAAACTTTGGATTAAAATTTCTTAAATGAATAATTTCATTATTTCTTGCATCAAAAAATCTTTTATCGGCTTTTCTTTGATAATTTGCACTTGAGTAAGAAGAATTATAAGAATATTCCCCAGCATAACCATCATTAAAAGCAGTTACTGTAATATCTTGCGGTTTTATACTATTAATTTCAATCGGCTCTTTATCGCCGATAATATTAATATAAGAGTTGCCAGTTAATATATAATAAGAAGCAATCTCATTTAAAAATAATTGTCCATCTGTGAACGGATTAGGATTGTTAAGTAAATTTAACGCTTTATGATTATATATAAAATCACCAGTTTTTTTGTCTCGCAAAACAATATTAATACCAGAAATTGCATCAGCAATCATTTTAGTTGCAATAAAAACAGGGCAAGCATCTATATATGAATTTATAAACTGGTTTACATCGTTTTTAGTTTTATAATCACCTGTAAGTATATCGAGTAAAAAAAACTTTTCTATAAAATTTTTTTCCTCTTTTTTTTTTCTTGTAAAAAACATTTTTAAATCAATAAGTTTTTATTGTCTACCTTAACATTTTTGATAAAAAATCAAATAGGTAAAACCACTAAAAAACATACAAGATATTTTCTTCAAATAACCCAATTTTACAAGCATCAATAAAAGTATCAACAAAGTCATCATGAGCAGATTGATTAAATGATAATAACTCTTCTATTAAATCACTAAAATTTTCTATTTTAGAATAAAGAACAACATTAGGCTCATTACTGTTTAAACAAGGAGTTATATTATTTGCACGCATTACTTTATCACCATCTCGTGGTAAAGTTTTTTTAATTGTGTTTTCATCAGGTACAGGCAAACCATCTTTTCTATACTGTTGCAATAAATAGGTTCCATGTGCTTTATCTTCTATCCAAATATATCTAAAACCATATTTTATTTTTTCTTTTATCCAAGGCCTAATCCAATTGTCTACATCAACCGCTTTTATTCTTTGTCTTTTTGCATCTATAAGATATAATTTTTTATTAAGAATACCCCAATAGCTAAAGCAGGTAAAATCATTATGCTGTTTATCTTTATAAGCAAGATCCGCAGTGATGAAAGTATAATCATATTTTTCTGGAAGAGTATCTGAAAAAATAAAACACTCTCTTTTAAATATTGCACCTCCTGCTAAAATTGGTGTTTGTTGATATTGCGACAAAAATAAATATTCGTTTTTTTGTATTTCTTCTAATCTTTCTGGTGTATATTGAGATGGTAATTGACAAACTCCGTCTATAACTAAAGGAATTTTTATTAAATTAAATTTATACTTATCAATTAAAAAACCTGACAGGTCTTCTAAATGTAGTCTTTGTTGAATATTAATAATAGCAGTTGTACTATCGTTAAGACGAGTTAAAAGAGTTTCTTCAAAATAAATTTTAACTTTATTTCTGCGAACTTGTGAATAAATATCGCTTGCTTTTGAAGCGTCATCTATAATTAAGCAACCTGAAAATTCTTTTGTTCCTCTTTGTCCACAACCGAAACCTAGAAGTTGAGATCCGATTGATGAAAAAAGAACTGTGCCACCTTCTGCTGTTGTAATTTTTCTACTTGAGAATTTTGCTCTGCCTGTTTCTTCTTTTACATACTTTTGCCAAAATTCATCTATTGGTTCTGTTTCAATTTGTTCTTCTTTAGCAGTATTAGAATACATAGCTAAATAAATAGGGTTAGTCAATATATTAGTTAATTCTCTCGATATATCACTAAGTAAAGCTTGTGAATAGCTTGTATAAATAAAATTAGCTTTTGGATTGTGTGCAAGTGTATAAGCAATAAAGTATTTAGCTAAAGTGGTTTTAGCTGATCGAGGACATACATTAATATTTAATCTTTTTTCTTTTAGATCATAAACATCTTGAAAACTTTGAAACAAGATAGGGTGCAATGCTTCTTTAATAAATTTCCTATTTTCAATAATTCTAAACATATACAAAAACCAACGCTCAAAGCCTTGCTTATGTAGTAATTGCCCAAAATATTCTGGATTTTTAATCTGCATCTATAATTTTGTTAATATGATTTTCATATTCTTGTTTTTCTTCTTTTTCAATATAGACAACTTTTGATTTTACTTCGCCTGATAATTCGGTTTCTGTTTTTAAAGAAAATTCATCTTTTGCTTTTCTTTCTGCATACCATTTAGCAGTTCCAACATCGCCTTCGTTTAACGCTTTGTTGATTACAAGTATTGATTTTATTAATGGTTTTTTTTGTAAAGTCTTGCAATGGTCTAAAAAGCCTGCCTCCTTTTCGCAGTAAGTATAATATGTTTGTTTTGATATATTCGCCCAGATGCAAGCATTATCAACACTAAACCCTTGTGCAAAACCCTCTTCTAATTTCTTGACGGTCTCTGGCGTCATAATTGTTGGTCTGCCGTTAGGATTTGATTCGCCTTTTCGTTTCTTTTTAGTCATTGTTTTCGATAAATTCGTTTTTACAATCTTCACCATTTCTAGTGATTTTTAAATTAGGATCTAGTTTAATCATTCGCTTCACTATTACATCGCAAAATTTTGGATCCAATTCCATGCCATAGCATTTTCTTTTAAGTTGGTGCGATGCAACCATTGTTGAGCCAGAGCCTAGAAAAAAATCTAAAACTATTCCATTATCAGGGCAGCTTGATTTTATAGCTCTTTCACATAATTTTAACGGTTTTGGTGTTGCATGTCCTCCAGTTCCTTCTCTTTCCTTATTGCTACTTCTTTCAAAATGCCAGACATTATTAAAATTGTCGTGAGTATTGTTAAAATATGCTCTGGTTGAGTAATATTCTTTTTTTAATTCATCATATTCTTTTTTGAAGGCATCATTTCCAGTTTGATTTCTCAACCTATCAGCTTCTGCTTTCATTTTATTATAAACTTCTTTTGTGGGCATATTAAATTGACTTTTACTAGTCCAATGGTCTCCAGATAAATCACTATGACCCACAATTTTCTTCATTGTAGGAATATCCCAGCCCATTGCCAACCTACTTTGTAATAAATAATCTCTTATTGGCTCCCACCCTTCAAAATAATTATCTGTATTATTATTAAAGCCTTGTACTCCACACATTACAAATAAGCATTTTTCATCCGCTATTGCATAACTTCTTGTATTATCTGAGTTTTGACCTTGACCGTGCCCCTTATCCCAAGTTATTAAATTTCTAAAAGTTGCTTTTTGTGTTTTAATATAAGGTTTTAATATTTCGCTATAAATATCCATTAATGGCTCGTCAATGCCCCAACAATACCAACTTCCATTATCTTTTAAATGCAAAAATTGCAAAGGAATCCATTTTTTGTTAAAATCCAACAAATCTGAATAATTTAAGTTATCATTTAAAACTCCATCTTTTTCTTTTTTCATTCCATAGGGCGGATCATTGTGAGCCACATCGGCAAACTCCCCATTCATCAACTTTGCAACTGTATCACTACAAGTGCTATCACCACATAACAACCTATGCTCTCCTATCTCATATAAATCACCTAAAACTGTTTTGGGATTTACTGGCGGTTCTTCATCAAAATCATCTTCTTTAGTTTGCAATTCTTCTTCGATTTCTAAATTAGGAACTTCTAACCCCCAATCTGTGATTTCGTCTATATCAAATTGATTAGCCAAAATGTCAAAATCCCATTGACCTGCTGTATTGGCATTTGCTCTTACTAAAACCTCTTCTTCTTGCTTTGGTGTCAATAATCTATCTGGAACATAAACATCAACTTCAGTTTCGCCCATTTCTTTTAATTTCAAAGTTCTTGCGTGTCCGCTAAGAATCGTGCCATCTTGATTAATATTAATCGGTTGCATAAAGCCAATTGAATTTATCGAGTTTTCAAGGTCTTTCATTCCTTTTTGTGTGAACTGCCGAGGGTTTTTAGGATGTGGTTTTAAATCTTCGATTTTTCTTTTTTGAACTTTCCAAGTTATTCTTTTAATATTTTTTTTAGTCATGTTCTTTTTAAAGAGAATTAATTTAATTGATTTATATCAATATTTTAAAAAAAATCAATTATTTTTTAAAATTTAAATTAGTTTTATCTACTAATTTTATTTGTTTTTTCGTTTTTTCTTGCTTTTTATTTCATTTTGAAACACTCTAAAGCGTTGATTTTATTGATTTCTACACTTTTTTTAATTTATTATAGATTTTATTTGACAATATCTTGACATTTTTATTTTATTGCTTTAAGATTATTAATATAAATAAATTAAATTATTTATAAAAATTTTAACAATTAATTTAAAGAAATATG